TCATCCGCCCGTCGCCCAGTTATCCCGATCGAGGCTTCTGTAATTGATTGCTTCAGCGAGGTGATGGGGTTCAATGTGTGCACTTGCGTCGAGATCGGCAATTGTACGCGATACTTTTAAAATACGATCATAGGCTCTTGCTGAAAGGCCTACCTTCTCCATGGCTGTCTTTAAAAGCTGGTTTCCCTCTTTGCTGATTTCACAGTGTTCGCGCATCAGTGCCGGTGTCAGCTGGGCATTGCTGTGTATGCCCTCGTGATCCCTGAACCTTTCAAGCTGGATTTTACGGGCCTGAATAACGCGTGACCTTACCTGCTCACTGGGTTCCGAAGGACGCAGTTCCGACAATTTCTCGAATGGAACCGGAACCACTTCAATGTGAATATCGATACGGTCGAGCAGCGGACCCGATATGCGATTGAGGTACTTCTGCACAACCCCTGCAGTGCACACGCAATCTTTTTCGGGATGGTTATAATACCCGCAGGGACAGGGATTCATGCTGGCCACGAGCATAAATTTAGTTGTTACATTGAAATAATGATTATATTTACCTATATAATATAAGCATTATGGAAAAGATGGTACTTTATGCTCGTGTCTCAACACAGGATAAACAAGATCCTCAAAGTCAAATTGACGATTTGAGGCGTCATTTTGAACATTACTTTGAGATTGATGAGACATTCGGCGAACACGTTTCAGGATATGATTCTGAAGATTTGATCAGAGAAGAATATGAACGGATGAAGACTTATGTAATTCAGAGTAATATCAAGCACATTGGAATATGGGAAATAAGTCGGTTAGGCAGAACAATGTTGACAACACTAAAGGAAATACAGGAATTCAGGGATGAAGGTGTCAATATACATTTCAAAAAAGAGGGCCTTAACTCAATATCTGATAATCGAACCAATCAAGCTTTTCTTGCTCTCTTAAGTTCTTGGGCAGAACAAGAGGGCAAAGACTTTGTGGAAAGGACGACCAGGGGTAGAATGAAGAAAGCTTTAGAGGGTAAGGCAATTGGCTATGCTGTCCTCCCCTATGGTTATCAGAAAGGTGCTAATGGTAAACTTGAAGAGAACAAGGAAGAAGCAGAAGCTGTCAGACTTATGTATAAACTCGCTGATGAAGGAAAAACATTACGTTGGATAGCTAAAAATCTTGATGATAAATACCCCACAAGACACGAACTGATGGGTAAAACAAGGGATGACGGGTCAAACTTTAAATGGAAGGCTAATGTGGTACGCAGAATACTTGTAAGCCCTAAATACAAAGGGATTAGAGAGTACAAAGGTCACGAAATTCCGATGGTAAACCTTGTTGATAAGGATCTTTGGGAAAGAGTAAATGAAAAGATGCAGGCCAATGTAACTGCTATGAACAGGACAAAATACTCCTATTTATTTAAAAGCAAGATGATATGCGGACATTGTGGTAGATATTATTGCAGTCAAACGAATCACAAAACAATGGTCAGCTTTTATTTCTGCAATGGTGGCAGAAACAGGTATACAAGATGTGATAATGGATTTATAAACACTCAAGTCATTGATGATAACTTGTACAAGATTCTATTCTTCCACAAGGATAGTCTGCTCACCTTATATAATAATGAACGAAAAGTCAAAGAAATAGAGGACAGACAACGACAACTTGAACTACACACTAAGGAAATTGAAAGATTAAATAAGAGGAAATCAACATTGGTCAATCTCAGACTTAATGATGATATTACACAGGATAGATATGATGACGAAAATAAGTCAATTAAGAATGCACTTGTTGAACATAAGAATCAAATCGGTTCCATTGAAAGACAACTTAAATCGCTGAATGATATAAGTTTAACTGAAGCAATATCAAAACTTTATCAGAATGGTGATTTTAATACGAAAAGGGATTTTATTCTTAAGTATGTTGATGATATCAGGATTTACAGGGCTCAATGGAATAATATACAAGTGAAGAAGAAGAAAAATCCATTCTACCCAACTTTCGATAAAAAACCAAGGCTTGATGATAAAGTTCTTTACATTGAGCTATTTGCATTTAAAAATAAAACGCCTCTACAGATTGTCTTAACAAGCAGAACTCACAATGTCATTGTGAGCAAAAGATTATTTTACTTCAAAGAAATTGAGTATCTGAGAGTTGAAGGCGATGTGTAATATTAAGCGTATTTCTTTATTTTATCTGTAAATTTTTTAGCAACACCATATTTTAAAAGCAACTTCAAATAAATATCTGCATCTTCATCCCTAAAACTTACTGAATTAAATAAAACATACATTGATAATTGTTCATCCATTTTCATACCTTTCTTTAATAATAACTCCAAATAATCTGCATCAATTAATATCCACAAAGTGAAATCAGAATTTTTATTATTATCAGTTGGGTGATATTTAAAATTAATATTGGCACCGTTATCAATAAGAATTTCTGTAATTTCTAAACTTTTCCTAATACGTAAAGAATCCCAAAATCCTTCATTAATATTGGCCTTTAAAGAATCAGGGCGCATTTTACTTATAACTTCTCTCAATTCTGAAGTGAATCCATTATGAATACAATTGTAAAATTTCTCCTTTGGAGTAAGTGATGACAACTTCTTTTGAATATCATCCTTAATTTCCTCAGCAGTCTTTGGTTTTAATACATCTTTTATATTCATTTTATTTGTTATAAGGATTTTTAAATTTCTTTTCCTTTATAGAATATCTTTCATTTGTTCGTCTATAAACATAAAAATAATAAAGGTCTTGTAAAACATTAAATGTATTGGCCTCCTGAGCAAATACTTCCTTACTTATTCTGAATTTAAATTTTTTAAAAATATCATCCTCATCGGCCCATCCAAAGAATATTTTATAATTGATTCTTATTAAAATATTGGGGTCATCAAATTCTAAATAAATAGTTGATACAAAAGGAAAATCATCTTCATTTAAATAATTAATTATATAAACATTACTAAGTATCTTATGATTAAATAATTTCCTTCTATAATAATCATCATTAAATATGGACTTTATAAAAAGTCTATTTCTAAAAGATTCTAATAACTCTGTAACTGATGCTTGATATGTTTCTAAATCCTTATTTAATATAACTTCTCTAGTTTCTCTTATCTGCCTTATTTGTCTAATATCATTCTCATAATCTATCAATAAACTATTATCCCATTCATTTTCATTTACCTCACGCTCAAGAAAAAGGTTTTTGGGTGGTTTAATAATATTAATTTCTTCAAAAAATTCCAAATTATTCAAAATATCACTTAACGATATTTCATACTCCTTTGCAATATTTTTAAGTCGAAGTAACATTTTTAAAGAGAATACGCATTGATAAAGTAAAAGTTACAAAACCTCCCAAACCGCCTAGGATCACCTCTCCTCACTTTTTTTAATATTCTTACACCCTCGTTTTTTACGCTCATAGCAAGTTTTTTAATTAGCCCTGTAAATCAAACAATTACAGTATTAATTAAAAACAACACACAATGGAAAAATTTGCAACAATTCAGGCTTGGATTTCTTCGAAACCCAAGAAAGATGAGATGGAATTGGTAATGAATTTCATTAACCGGAGGGCCTTAACAGGTCTGAGGCAAGAGCTTTATGGTATTGAACGTGCCATTAAGTGGTTTGAAAAGACTCAGAAGGAGTTTGAAAAACACGGCTTAAAATTATCTGCTGAAAATCACGAGGGTTATAAAAGGGATATCAAGAGACGGCAGGAGATTCGTAACTTGCTACCTCCGCCCAGGGTTGTAGTAAAGAAGCAGGATAAGAAAGCTGCACAGACATCCCCGGAGAGCCAGGAGGCAGCTACTGAATAGTAGGTAATATAACCTATTACGAAAGAGGAGAATCACCAGGTTCTCCTTTTTTAGGGTGGTTTCCTCCTATCTTTAATGAGTATAAATAGGAGCTTTTTTCATTTGAATATAAATTTTTTAAGAGCTAAATCAACAGGAGAGAATTTTACTTTGTTGTTTTCTTGTTGGGTTATGATGGAATGGCAACTCTTACAAAGACTCATTAAATTTTCGTAATCAAGCGCATTTTCCATCGTTGGTTCTTTCTCAATACTGATAATGTGGTGTACGTCCTCTGTAGGGGTTAAAATTCTTTTTTTAAGACATTCTTCACATAATGGGTGTGTTGACACTTTATAAGCTCGGAGATTGCGCCATGCTTTACTTAAATAGAATTTTTGACGGCCTTCATAAGTCTTTAAGTTATAGGATTTCATTTAAACGTGATAATTTCCAACATTCACATCAATTTGAACTTTATTGATTCTTTTCGTTAGCCCCCTCAGTACTTGATTTGTAATGTAACATATCAATTTTGCATCTCTTTCTCTGTAGCACTCTTTTTGAGAGCGAAAGTTTACAATAACATAAAATTGATTTTGAATAATACCTTTTTGCAGAATATGTTCAACTATCTGAAATTGAAAATTAATGCAGCAACTATTGTGATCGGGAATTCTGTTTATCATTAATATGGCCTGACGTGTGTCAGGCTTTTCATTCAAAAGCTTAATGATTTGTGGGAGTTGTTCATTTATTTTAGGTTCATAGCTGACAACCCCAATAGCGTCAGTATACATTGTGTATTTGAAGTCTGTGGGAGTTATGAACGGAATCGAGTAATGCTTATTTATTTCCATAACGTTTTAGATATTTTTATGATTAGACTCGTATTCCTCGTGTAATCGGTTTTTCTCTTTTGTGATAAGTTTTTCCAGTTGCCTTTTCAAAAGAGCATTCTCTTTTTTAAGTTTTAGCACAGATATTATTGCAACGAGCAATACAGCTATAAATGAGATTGAAAAAATCGTTTCCATTTTATATGTCTTAAATTTTAGTTGTAGGAGAACTTGCCTCCTTTAATAATTTTATCAATACTTTCCTGGTACTTTAACATTATCACTTCCTTCATAACTTTTGGCCCACTCTTACAGGTAAAGGAATTCATCCATTTTTTCTGGATTACTTTTTCTATACCTTGTTGCCTCCAAACTTGAATCCGAAAATTGATATTAAAAATGATTGCATCATAGGTGTTATCAGGGTTTTGAAAGAACATAATTATAAAAACCGGGTGATTTTTGTTATTCCACTTGGCAAGGGAATTTATTTTGCTTGCCTCAACAATCCATTCATCATATTTATCAATTGGAAAGTTTCGGCATTTTACTTCAAAGAAGGTTGATACATCAGAATCTATTGTTGTCCAAGTACCATCAAAGGACTTGTTCGTTGAAGGCTCAGTAAAATTGAAGTTTCCGATTTCGGGGAACATTTCAAATAACTGGGTAGCAAGGGAACGTTCTCTTAATTCATAATAATTGAGGTTTTGCACGTTTCATACTCGTAATTTTTCATAGGCTTATTATATTAGTTTTGAAGTAATTATTCTTGGTTTGGTTGGTTTAAACTATATATTAGGTCATCTACATCTCTGAACTCCGTTTCGTTAGGTAGTTCAAGCGATTCGGTTTCTATATTTATTTTCTCTTGTCCGAAACCTTTATCGAATTCACTAATTTTAGATGAGCCAGTTTTATAGGCATTTACAAAGTCTGCCACTTCTTTTTCCAATTTGTAAAGTCTATCAGAAAGTTCTGAATAACTTAATTTTTCTTCTTTTTCCATTCTATTAATTGGTTATTTTTATTCTTTAAGCTTTCATTGCATTTAATGAAATCATATACAGGACAAAACTTATAGTCACAATTAAAGTCTTTTACACTTCCATAAAGGCATTCTGCACATTTTGTAGTTTTCATATTACATTTATTTTATTTGATTTTCACTTTTTTAAATAAGGTTCAATTTTGTCATAGTTGATAGGTTTACCATTGACTTCAATGACATATGAATTCAATATTCTTGGTGTGATTTCACCTAAATAATTTAATTCTATTGTTTCATTTGTAATTGATATTTCGGCATTTTGTAAATATTCTAAAATATCTTCTTCAGATTTAGGCTTTAATATTTCTGCTATTTTCATCTTACAATATATTTTAAATAATAAATGCTCTGAAAGTGGACGACCAATCCTTAAACTTTCAGAGCATACATACAACCTAATTTCTTTCTTTGGATTGGTCGTCCTTTTACTATATATCACTCACACCTACAAAATTTTCTTCCTTTTTTCGCCAAGTGTTAAAAATGTTAAAACTCTCTGTATCTGTGCTTTAGCTCGCGGATTATGATTATATTAGCCTCATAATCAATCGAATAAATAAAATAAAACGTTATGAAAAAGCTTATCTTAATCTTTGCACTTCTTTTAGCTGCATTAGTATCTTTTGGCCAAACGATTGAAACGTCCGGCATCTTTGAAACCGGTTACGAGGAAAAAAGAGCTTTGATTTATATGAATGAAGTGCCTACAGCAGGTGTTAAGATTAAACCCTTCTTTGGTTACTTGTACTTTGATGCTCAATGGAAGAATATAAAAGCATATACAAGCAACAAAACATATTTTGATAAGGGAGACAAGATTTACTTTAATCCGTTACAATCTGAATTCAAGATAGGATTGTCTTATGAGTATAAGAAAATATTATTAGGAGCAGAACACATGTGTTCTCACAGCATTGATGAATTAATACTAAATGAAGGCTACAATAAGATATTTGTAAGGGTTAAGATGTTTTAGGAATAAGCTAATATAGCAGTCGGAAACCTGCTGTCCCTGGGAGCCTCCAATTAATTTTGGAGGCTTTTTTTGTCTCTTATATTAAGACAAAAAGTCTGCAAAGATACAAACAATTATTTACTTGAATCACATAATTACTAACTTGTTACATTTAGCGTCGTAAAACGAAACTTGTTTAAAAAAATGATGTGAGTTATTTTCTATTTCGTAAATTTGGGTATGTCCTTTCAGAAAATAAAAAAGATGAACAAAAAGCTATCAAATTGCTTCTGGTGAGTCAAAGCCCCTTCCAAAAGGGCTTTGAGGGAGCTTTTGATAGTCAGGGTGAGGTCCAATCTCACCCTTTTTTGTTCATCTTTTTCTTATAATGTGAAGTTAAGAATAAATTTTCTAACCCCTATACACAATTTTAGGAATTTTCCAAATTTTTATGTGACCTTTTTGGTGGCTCAGGAGGAATGTTTGACAAAAACTTCTTGAAGATCAGTGAATATATAGTAAAAGATGCGCTTTTGCCGAGCGTTTGAGAACAGCCTAAAGTTCGAAATCGAAAAGACTTTGCTTTAATGATTTAATATTATTTTTTAGGCTAAACCCTCAAGACGGCAAATCTTGAGGGTTTTTTAATGTATTTTTAGAAGGTAAAATAAATAATATGAAATGAAATCACCATTTCCAGACGTCTTCATCATTGTCATTGACACAATTTTAAGTGATGTTTATAATAAACCTATTCCGAGAAAGGATTATCTATCTTTCTTTGAGATGTTTGAAAAGATTATTTCAAGAAACATCAATGAGGAATTCACTTCCATGGAAATAAACAACAATGTTGAAAGAATTAAATGGGGCCGTATCAAAGTTAATGGTAAAATGATTTGGAAGCTCGATTTGATGCTCAAAACACTTAAAGAAAAGAGAATCCTTGAATCAACCGGATATTTAGCCAATATACCTAATTCTAAAGGACATTCAAGACGTTTTTACTTTACTGAATCCTTTCTTAATGAACTCGATTATTCATCCTTTAGTATTGTTTATGAGGAAATTAACGATAAGATATACCAGACACTCAAAAATCAGAAGTCTTATGATGAATCAGATCCACAATATCAGTTATTAAAATCTTCTCGATTTACGATAGATGTTGATAAATGTAATGAATGGCTTATCGAAACATATAAATCAAACCAGATTAGCAAGGAAAGTTGTTTGCTAAACATAAGGAGAGTTCAAGATATTTTCAATAAGGATATTTATGTTGTCAAGATCAATAATGGTAGGGTTTACAGTTCTTTCAATTCTTTGAAAAAAGAGCTACGTCAATTCTGTTATATTGATGGTGAACCTCTTTCAAATTGTGACCTTAAATCTTCACAGCCTTTTTTACTTGCCACCTACCTAATCAATAAATATCCGAAAAATGGAGATGTTCAGTCATTCTTTGACATTGTGGTTAATAGAGATATTTATACCTGGCTTATGACAAAGAACAATGAGCTATTTGAAGAAAAGATTAAGGGTCGGGATGATTGCAAGCCGGAATTTTACAGGTACTTATTCAAGAAAACTAATAAGGGAGTTAATAATATTCAAAGGATTATTCAGAGTGTCTTTCCTTCCATGTACAACATAATCAAAAATGAAAAGAATTCATTGGCAGTTGAGGGTAACAATCTTGCCAATTTATTGCAGAGTGTTGAAGCAAAGTTATTCATTCCGGTTTGTGAGGAGTTTGTAGATCGGGGATGCTTGAGTGTACACGATAGTTTGTATTTCAAATCGGGGATCGAGGATGAGATCAGGTCGGGGTTGGAAGGTAAGTTTGGTCAATTTGAAATAATAAAATATAAAATAATTTATAATATACTATAATGTAGTACACCGCCCAGCGGGTCAGCAGCTTAGAGGGCTTTTCTCAAAGTGTAACTGATTGATAACACTTTTTTCGAAATCAAAAAAGGTCTGATCTTTTATAATCTGAGTTCTCGCTTGGGCGAAGGGGCAGAGGGCTTTCTTAACAGTCTTTTATTATTGCAATAAAGATTGATAAAGTAGCTAATAATAATGATATAAAAGCTATTATGGTAGCAGTCAAATATTTCTTATTCTCACTTCTCAATCCAGCTAAAACAGAAGCCATAAGTGGAAATTGAATACACCTAACATCGTTACCAGCACTTAATGTAAAGAATTTTACCTTAACACCATCTGATTCAACATAACTATATTTTTCATTTAAATAATAATAAAGTCTGCCAAAAACAATATCACCATCAACACCTAGCTTTTTAGCAATTAAATCTGAATCTATCGGAACATAGATTTTTGTTTCCCTTGTTTTATTATTCCTTGAGAAAGAAATGTAAGTTTTATAATAAGTTTTGTAGATCAACTTTAGGATTTTAAGGTCTGTTGGGGTTTTCATTTTTATTAAATATAATAGTTATACCTCAGAATATTATATGATATTAAGTATCTAACATATCCCAATCATCACCCATAACCCAACGGAGTGCAGATAGTTTTCCATTTAACATACCCCACTCAAAATCATCCCATATAAGATTTTTTTTACCGTATTTTTGTTCAACCCCCTTTGCAGCTTTTAAAGCTCCTTCCCATATATCTTTCACTATAGTATCTTGCATATTTTTTATATCAAAATCCTTACGATCAATTATTTTCGTTTGACCATTATTCACATAAAATGCTCTATTCTGATGTCTATTGTACCATATTTTTTCAACTAATTCTGCTTCTACATCCAATATTTCACTAAAACCTCGGGGTTCAAAGTACCAATCATTTTCCAACTCATATTCTTCAATAATATTGGGACTTATAGCCTTTAATGCTTCCGGCAGACTTATAAAATATCTGGAATTAGTTTTGTTGAAAATATTCTTAAAATCTTCGTGTGGTTCAGATGGATTTGTTTTAAGGCTAAAATCTTCTTTATTATGGGTAACAAATAACATATATAAATTCTTCGATTTAAATTTCAATTTATAATCAATATATGACTCAAGGATAATTGCATCAGCAATACTGTTTCTTGATGTATGAAATGGTGCTTCTTTTTTAAGTGATCTGTCAAAAACACGAAGCTTAATTTCATCAGTAAGTTCAATTCTTTCGACTTCGGTTATAAACATTGCTTCTATCAAAGTCATTGATTCAGCAATAGTTTCCTTTAGACCATACAACTTATGATTTAGATCAGATAGTTGTGGTAATAAATTTCTTTTATCTTCTTCCTTGCCATACTGACTAATAACTTTTTTTACAATGTCAAAATGTGCAGATAAGCTTTTTCTATGATCATTTATTATTCGATCCTTATTTCTTTGAAATTCAGATATAACAATATCTGGAACAATTACTGAAACTAATTTGCTTTCAATAAGTTCGAAGAGAATATTTAATAATTTTTCTCCTTTTGTTGTTTTGGCCAATTCTAACCAAACACAAGTATCTAAGAGTAGTTTGAAGTTTTTAGACTTCCTTTTTTGTCTCATAAGCTTAAGTCTTAATATTTACTCACGAAATAAAGTCACATTTGGTGACGCTAAAGTCTCTTTATTTATCATCCTCATATTCTATTTCATCAAAAAGAATTCTTGAATTGCTCATTGTTAGATGAAGGTCAGTACCAAGTGACATAAAACTAGATTTAACAACTACCTTATATTGTTTATTATAAGTCATCTGATTAATATCATTATAGGAAATATGAAGAAATAATGGAGGACAAATGTCTTCTTTCTTCCTTAAACTATATTCAATGAAATCATAATGCAAGTATTTACATATTTCAAGGAATGACCACAACTGTAAATAAATCTCAGGTATCTTTAAATAAAGAATATTATTATTATCAGAACTAGGTAGGATATATTTAACAAAATCCCTTCTATCCCATTCCTTTTGATAAATTGTATCGTTATGTGAAATAAATGATACCCTTCCATCCCCTTTAATCATCTTTTGTATTGGTCTGAAAGTCTTAAACGTATCATTATAGTAATGCATTATTTTAAGAGTATCAAAATACCAATCCAATTTTATATCCTTTGCCATACCCAAACCAATATTCGCAATAGGAAATTCAAAATCATTTAACCAATCAAACCTTAATATGTACCATTGATTACTAAATTTTATCTTAATATGATTTGTATCTATCTTATTATTATATGTGTATGTTGTTATTCGGTCGAATGTGTCTACATCAAATTCTATTTTAGTTAACATCCCAAATGGTATCTCAGAGTTAATGACCAATTCTGGTTGATTAGCTATAATTCTTTGTTTTTGTATTTCGTTTAATGTTTGTTTAGTTAGTATAACAACCACTACTGTTGCTATCGAAGCCGCTGCAATTATAAATTTATTTAATATACTAAAGAAAGTCTTACCCTTTTTGGATAATGCCCATTTAAAAAACTTCCGTACCCAGTCAAATAGTTTAATCATAATGTTAATTATCTTACGATTAAAGATAAGAAAATCTTTAAAATAACAGGTGGCTATCTTTAAATGATATGCAATCGTTTGGCCCTATATCATCGCCCTAGTTCCTCTCACACCAGGAAATTTTTCCCAAAAAACCGACCTTTCCAAGGCCCTTAGCCCCTAACTATAATCCTGTCAATACTTTCAGATAAGCCTACCCCCATTTAAGTCAAAGCAATACAGAATACGTATTTCGCAACAGATATATAAAATAAACACTTACTAATTGGAACCCTCAAAACTTAAACCTGTATTATTGAAGGAATTTTCTTCGAAAGGTATTGATTGTCCTGTTGATGAGTTTATACTTGATGATCTTGTATTCAATATCGAGGCTTCAATTCAGTTCAAACAACTCATTAACAAAGATGGCGTGCTTGTCAATATTAATAAAGACAGGAGACGCAGACCAATACTAAAGCCAAATCCATTACTTGATTCATATGATCAAAGAACAAAAGCAGTTCAGACAATTTGCAAGTCATTAGGCCTTTCAAAAGAAGGATACAAAATTGCCCTCGATATTATAAATAATGAATCTGAACCAAAAATGAAATTAGAAATACTAAGGGCTGAAAAAGATGATACAAATATTTGCAATTATGATTGGTGTTCTGACTACATTCAGGAGGCCTGGGATAGTGTAGATTTATATGTTAAGGGTGTAAAAGATGGATCAATTACCACTAATGACTATATAAAAATACTTGTCAGTTGGTACGAGCATATTTTGCAAGGTACGGATAAGTATGAATTCAGAAGAGAAAAAGTAGACAGATACTTCGCCTTTGCCAGTTTGGTCAATATAGGTACTGAAGAAGGATATAAACAAATTAAATTCCTGCCTTGGCAAGCCTTTGTCAGAGCAATATTATTTGGCACTTATCACAAAGAGACAGATAGACGAAGATTTACCGAAGCATTCATTTATATGGGGAGAAAGAATGCAAAAACAGGAGGTGCTGTTGTAGATAATTTATTTATGTTACTTGCAGATAATCAAACAAATCCTCAAGCCGTTTTAATGTCTACTGTAGAAGCAAGAAAGCGTTCAATCGATGAAATGAAATCAATTATTATGAATTCGCCTGAGCTTTATCCATTTGTACAAATCTCGAATTATCAAATTTATCTTAACAATAGGAAGAATACTGAAGATAATGGCGAAACAAAACTAAAGACTGTAAATGATGTAGGATGGATTAGAATTATACCAAATGACTTTAAAAAACTCGATTCATTAAAGATTTCAGGTGCAATCATTGACGAGATTCATACATATCCAAACAATCTGTCATATCTAACTCTCAAAAAGGGTACGGGAACTAGGGAAAATTCTTTATTAATCATAATAACAACAGCAGGATATTTTCCAGGCGGTTTTTGTGACGAGTTTGTTAGAAAATGTAAGGATATTTTAACAGGAAAAGTAGAGTCAGATTCGGTTCTGCCTGTACTCTACTGCTTAGATGAAGAAGAAAATAGACAATATGCCGATGGAAAACTTGATATAAGTGACAAAAAACTTTGGCACAAAGTTAACCCAAGCCTAGGTACACTATTGAAAATGCATCAAATGGAAAAATGGTATAATGATGCTTTAGTTGACCAATCAGAAAGATATGATTTTCTTACAAAGAGTTTAAACATGTTTGTTACAAATGAATTAGAGGAAATAATACCAAACGAACACAAAGTAAGAGCTTTACATAATATAAGTAGAGAAGAATTTGAAAAAGAACTTAAGGACCAGGAATACAAGGACTGCTATGTTGGTATTGACTTAAGTCAAAAACACGACTTAAGTGCTGTGGTGTGTGCATTCCCTGATAAAGAACGAAAGAAATGGAAAGTTCTTTCATACTTCTTCATCCCAGATGATTCAAAGAAATTTAATAGAAAGAATAAGTTCAAACTTGACCGATTGATAAAAGATGGATGGATAACAAAATTTGAAGACAGTACAAGTATTGATTATACAAAGATAGCTGATAGACTTAAATGGATAAGTGAGAATTTCAATGTGTTAGGTATAGGATATGATGAAAAAATGTGGCTGAATTTAGAACAGTATATTAGAGAACTTAGTTTGGGTGTAAGAAAAAGAATTCCTCAAGGTTGGAGCATGTCACCATCACTCGTTTTCATTATCAAGCTTTTTGCTGACCAACAAATAGTTTTTAATAATCCAACAATGCTCTGGAATTGGCAGAATGCTATTATTAAACCAATAGACAGTAACGGGAATTTAAAGATTCACAAAGATGTGTCAAGGGATGCCGTTGATGGTGCAGTAGCTCTAAATGATGCAATGGCTGCTTACTTTTTAATTGAGCTTAATCCTAATCAGAAATATATATAAAATAAAATAATATTCTTCAAATGAACTTTTTTGATCGTGTTTTTAAAAGAAGCTATTCGAATCTACCAACATTTTATTGGAGAGAAATAATCAATGGTGTTTATACCTATGATGATGACTATTCTATATACAATAATGCAGCAGCAGATACTTGTTCAACCCTGATTGCTAACACAATCGCAAGCATTCCACTTAATATTTTAATAAAAAGTGATGTTAAGAAAACAACTTTAATACAAAAAGATGATCCAAGATATGACCTATTGCATTATTACCCTAATGATTATCAGTCGGCCTTTTCTTTTTGGCATTTAATGGAATATACTAAGCAGATGGAAGGTAATTCATTTGCTAGAATCATAAGACCAAAAGGTAAACAGATTGTTCTTGAATTTATTCATCCAAAATTGCTCTATCAAAAAGGATATGAAATAAAGAATGGAATACTTAACTACAAGTTTGTGAATGGCGAAAAAATAGTAAATATACCTTCCTCTGAAATAATTCACTTTAAATTAAAATCTCGTGACGGTTATATAGGTGAAAAACCCGAAGTGGCATTATCAAAATATTTACAATTGAGCTATATGGCAATAAAAACCATAACAACATACTATGTAAAGGGTGGAAAAGGTAGAGATTTTATTAAAACTCAAATAGAAGGTGTAGATACAAAGAAAATTAAAGAGAAAATTGCAGATTTTAGAAAGGAGGCAGCAGGATATTGGGTTGATGAAAAGGGAAACAAACACTCATTCGATTTAGATAAAGTCGTCCCCTTCCCTGAGCTTCCCGGTTTCTCAGAAGTTCAACACTTACCAGATGATCAAAATGCTGATTTGTTTAATGCAGTAATGGAATATTGCAATTTACAAATGGGAGCATTTTATCAAATTCCGGGGCATTATTTAAATATTTTAAAGGCTGAAAAAAATAACAATGTTGAGACCAGACAATTAGATTTTAAAAGCGCAACAATTGATCATCAGTTAAGACAAAACAGGCAAGAGCTTGAAATGAAACTCTTGACTAGTCTAGAAAGGAAAAGTGGATATTCTATTGAATATAATACCATGTCCATTGTTGAACTAGATCACGAGACTAGAATGAAAGGTTATGAGTCATTACAAAGAACTGCTGGGATGACCTGGAATGAAGTCAGATTATTAGAAAATATGGAACTAAGACCTGATGGTGATAATCCTTTTATATTTAACCAAATGACTACCCCTGACCAAATAAATAATGATGCTCCTGAAAAATAAGATGATATATATTAAAATAATGATATAAAATGGAAGAACAGGTTGTAATTCCCCAAAACAAGGAAGTTAGATACTTAAGAATTACCCCAGATATTGAATTCAGAGCATTTGAGGAAACTGAAAGTTCGGGGCCTAAATTAAGAGGATATGCACTGCTTTTTAATCAAAAATCATACCTTTTACCTTACTGGAAGGATGGCGAAAATATAGTTTTCAGAGAGGTTATACTCCCGGGAGCAGCCGATGATGCAATTGCAAACCCTCCATTTGACATATTTTATACTGTAGATCATAACGATAGACAACTTATTGCTAATATCTACAGCAAAACACTTATGCTTTTCAGTGATGAAAGAGGACTTGGGTTTGAAGCAGATGTTGACTTAGGTGTTAGTTATGCTAAAGATCTTTATAATAATGTAAAATCAGGCAGAGTTTATTCGAATTCATTTGCCTTTACTGTCAAAGAAGAAAGATGGGAACAAATTGCAGATAAAGAATGGTTAAGATATATTGTTAAAATTGATAATTTGTTTGATGTAAGCTCTGTTTATAGAGCTGCCTATCCAAATACAGAAATTGCTACTCGGTCATTCCAAGAATATCAAAAAAATTCAACAAGAGCCGAAGATATATATAAAGAAGAAATTAGAAAGAAAAACGGGTGGGACTCGGATTATCTCTCTATAATAAAATTAAAAATTAAATAATAAAATGAAAAGAATTTCAGATTTAGAATTAAGAAATAAGGAATTATTCCAAAAAATGGAAGAAATTCAGAATAAGGCAGTCGCTGAAAACAGAAATAAAACGGATGAAGAATCCGCTGACTTCAGAAAAAATGCTGATGAAATAAAGAAAAATGAAGTTGAAATTGAAGATCTTAAAGAACAAGCAAAAAGATCAACTCAGTTTAGTTCTGCTAACATAGAAGTTACAGAAAATAAGCAAGATAAGAGTGACCTAAACAAATTTTTTAGATCGTTTGGTACTTATCTCCAATCTGGTGTAGCTCCTGAAGGATATAGAGGTAATAATGCAAACTCTTTTATTATTCCTAACGAAATTTTAAGGGGTTTAACTAATACATCTGCAATTGGATCAGCAAAGGAAAAAACCGTTGAACCAGGAGTAAGCATTGCAAAATCTCCTGCATTGGCCATGTTACAAGAGCTTGGTCCAAAGTTCGTTTCAAGGCCAGTTGGTTCTGGGGATTATGTTATGTCATCTAAACCTATCTCAACAGCCAGTAAAGTGGCAGAGGGTGTTGCTGGTGCGGATGCTTCAATGAACTTAACTACCGTTACATTATCACCAAATGGGAATAGAATTTCTGTTTATGCTTATTTTACGGTTGAAGAAGAATATTCATTAAATCCTCAATCACAAGCAGACCTTATTCAAGACCTGCAAGATGCGGTTTGGGAACAAGCAGCATATAACTATTTTGACAATTTGGAAATTGATGCATCTTTATCAACAACCTCCATTAGTACTGCTAATGCAGCAATAGTTTATGATGATTTTGTTACCCTTCAAGAAGGTGTTCCTTATCAATTGGCTAACCCAAGATACGTAGCAGCTCCTTCAGTTGCTTCACGAGCAAAAAAAATTGCTCAAATTGCAAGTGTTTCTGGCCCAGTTTGGACTGGTTCAATCTTAAAAGGAGAAGTTGATGGTATTCCAGCTACTGGAACTCCTTTTGCTAATACTGATAAGCTTTACTACGGAGATTTTTCAAAATCCACTATTTGTCAATGGGGTGGTTTGGAAGTTCAGTTCAATCCATTTGAAAAGGATGCAGAAGGCGAAGTAAAGGTTGTTGCAAGAGCAATAATTGATTCAGGTGTAAATAACTACAGATACTTTAAGTTCTTAGATGCAAGTCTATCCTAATTGTGAAATATAAAATATTAAAAGAGGGTTCCCAAGACCCTCTTTTTTTGTGAATATATAATTAAAATAATCAGACAATAATGATTCCTCAAAAAACAATCATATCATATCCTTTAACCCTTGATACTGCCCAATCTTATATTAAAAGGCACTTCAACTATGAAATGTCAGAAACATTGGATGATGAGTATGTAGGACAACTCTTAAAGGTTGCTTCAGCTTTTGTGAAAGGTAAAATCAACGGCGATGTATGCAAAACAAAGAATGTTTTAGAGATAAAAGACTTTACAGGTGATGAAATCATCATAAACGAACCAAATTTTATTGATTCTTCAACCCAGATTATCAATTTGGACGCCTCTACTGTCATTACGGAATATGACATATGGACAAAATATACACAATTCAAAATTGAACTTGAATCACCTATTTCATCGAAGACAGACTTGGAAGTTACATATTATACCGGATTTGATCAAAATAGTGTTCCAGAGGATATAAAACACGCAATTCTGATGAAATCAAGTCAATTATTTGCTGATAGAGATGGATTAACATACAACATTAAAGAAAATGAGGCGATTGATACTCTATTAAACCCACATAAGAATTACTAATATGCCAGTTCAAGTAAATACAACCATATCTGCATTGTCTGAAAGAATTATGATAAAGAAGGCTATCAGTTCTGAAACTGTTAAAGGTAAACCTGTAAAATCATCATTCGAAACTTATAAAAACACATTTGCTAATGTTTATGTGCAATCTGGGGCTATGCAATCCACATCACAATATAGTACCATATCATCTACAGTTTATTTCACCATACGTTATGATTCAAATGTTGATTATAACTGTCAAATCTTATGGAAAAATAAAATTTACAAAATTGATTTCATTGATGAAACAATAAATGGATTTCAAAGAATATCAACATCACTTGCATAATGGCAGAAGACTTTACATATAAACTTGAAGGTGCAGACGAAATAGAAAAGGCATTATCTGATTTGCCAACTAAACTTAGCTTAAAACTATTACAATCCTTTAATAGAAAAGCCACAAAGAAATTTGTTGTTGATCCATTAAGGGCATGCTTACCTTATTCTGCAGAGACTAAAAAGGGCATTACTGTAATGAATGACAGAACAGATAAAACTAAAGTATTTGCAGGTATAGCAAGCAATAAATTTTGGGTAAGATGGGCTGAAAAGGGAACAAAACAAAGGGTTACAAAAAAAGGAGCTTCAAGGGGCCAAATTATAGGCAAGAATAGAGCAGTTCCAATCATTGAGAATAGTACAGATCCTATTATTAACTATGCTAACAAAGAGTTAGGTAATGAAATAGCAAATTTTTTGCAGAAGAGAATTAAAAAAATGAAATAAAATGGCTTTTGAAAGTGATATAGCAACCTTAATGAGATCATTTAATGACTTAAATACACTAACAACCGGCGGTATTTGGTATAGAAATTTACCTATGGATGAGGATGGTAATATTGATTGGTCATTAAATTACATAGCCTGGGATTCAAATAAATCAGGTATTAATACAGGGATGAACAACATCTCACTATTTACAACATATACACTGCTAGTTGTTGTTACTTCAAGCGATGAAAATGATCAGTTTGACACAATTATAAAAAGTGTTTACAATAACCTTCACAATTATAGAGGAGGAAAAATACTTTCTACAACATTTGAAAATGAAAATAAATATACAAAGTTGGGCGATGGATTTGACGGCATTTATGTGTCGGAACAAACATTCACAATTTTGTATGGAGAATAAGATATATAAAATAAAATAACTTAATAAAAATGGCTTTACCAATTACACATAATCTTCTTAAAATAAAATTTGACGGAAGTATAGGAGCATACGCAACTAGTTTTTCACAAGACTTTACTTGGGATACTATTGAAATTGCAAAACTTGGTTCAGGCGGGGCAAAGGAATTTATTGTGTCTGACTATTCTTGGGCAGGTTCTGCTGAATTTTGGGTTCTTCAAGATAGCACAGTTGCAACTCAAGAAAAATCCTTAAAAGATTTACTTACTATGGCAAAAAACCGCCAAAAGGTTTATTTTGCATATATACCAGAGGTTTCTGCTAATATGTATGTTGATGGTTCAATGTATATTACTGGAATGAATATTACGGGTGCAACTGGATCAGCAATGACTTTTTCAGCCGATTTCCAAGGAACTGGAGATTTTGCTATAAAAACAACTGTTTAATTATGGTTAAGTATATTACTTATCAGGGAGAAAAACTCCCTATTAGCCTTTCTTACATTGCTATTAAAGGATTTGAAGAAGATTCAGGTGAATCAATTGAAGTACTTGATAAGAAAATTTCTAACCTAGAAATAGTTCTATGGCATGCTCTAAGAGCTGGATATAAAGCTGAAAGAAAAGAATTTAATGTAAAAAGAGAAGATGTTGAATGGATATTGGATGAATGTATGTCTGAATTTCAAAAGATATTATTTTCATTTTCACCGGTTACAAGTGATATTCCTTCAACTGAACCTAAAAAAAAATAACTCTTGATGAATTAGCGGGCATATGTTTCATAAAGTTACATATGCCCTTTGATGTGTTCTGGGATCTGACACCTATAGAACTTGATTATGCTTTTAAAGCATATGTTGAAGAGTTAGAATACAAAGAAAGACTTTCCTGGGAGCAAGTTAGAGTAAATGCTTATTATAGGTATTTAATGACACCGAAAGAGAAAAGTAAGCACATTCTTACACTTGAACAATTTAAAAAGAGAGTTTTCCCACTCAATTTCGATAAACCTAATAATGAAGCAGATGAAATAGACCTAGACCAAATAGCTAGTGTGTTCAATCAAATAGAACAAAAAGAGGTCACAACTCAAGTTGTTTCTGCAAACGAACTTAAAGCTATGAATATATAATTAAAATAATTCATTTACCGTGGCTGTAGGAGTATTAGCAGATTTGAGGTTGAACCTCTCAACAAACACCGCAAATCTCACCAAAGGTGTAGAAGAATATAAGAAGAAAATGTCAGATATGAAATCTGCAACATCTTCATCTCTTGGTTCATTAAAAAGCAATTTTAAAGATGCTGCAAATGATTTAAAATCATCACTTAATATAATGTCTGGTGGTTTTCTTGGTTTAGCTGATGGAGCTGCTAAAGGTTTAGGGGGTATAGCAAAATCAGCCAAGACAGCCTCTGCGGCTTTCGCAGCAACAGGAATAGGTGCCTTAATCATTGGTGTTACAACTGCCTTAGCCGGATTAATAGCATATTTTAAAAAGACTGGTGAAGGAGAAGATAAACTTGCAGAAGCCACAGCATTTTTAAAAGGAATTTTTGAGGGTATTATAAAAGTATTAGTTGATGTTGGAAAATGGTTAGTCAAAGCCTTCGAAGATCCTCAAGCAGCAGTTAAAGAGTTATGGGAAGTTATTAAAACAAATCTTGTAAACAGATTTAACGGAATAGTTGAATTGTTCTCTGCTGGTTGGTCAGCAATTAAGAATGGAGCTATTGGAGTTGGGCTTGCTATAAAAGGAATTTTTGATAGTGATGCAAGAGAAAAATCAAAAGAATATTTTGACGCAATGGCCAAAGACCTTGTTAAGGTTGGCCAAGCTGCTATACAAGTTGCAACAGGTGTTACGCCTGAAGGTTTTAAAAAGCTAACAGAAGGAATAGCAGAAAATGCCAAAGCAATGAAATCTCTTGAACAACAAGAGGATGCGTTTCAAGAAAGAAGAAGGAAATGGAATTTAGTAGCTAAAGACCTTGAAACTAATCTCGAAGAAACTCGTCTTGCAGCAGCAGAACAAGAAGATACATCACTTGAAGGAAAGAAGAAAAAAATTGAATTAGTAAATAAAGCAATTGAATATCAAAAACAAATTACTGCTGGTAATCTTGCCATTGCATCAACTGAAATAGACTTAGAGAAAGAGCGCATTAGGCTTACAGGCGACCTTAATGATATGACTGATGATCAAGCTGATAAAATGAATGAATTGCAGGTTGCTTATAAACAAGTTGGAATTGATGGAACAGCAGCTTTATTGAAACTTACAAAGCAACACCAAGGACTTACTGAGCAAATAACAATGTCTGAGAGAGCTGCAGCGGTTCCACAAAAATTAGCACCTATAACAGCTCAAATTGACAATACTGCATTTGATAACGAAGCAAGCCATATCAATACAATACAAGAAATGTATAAAGCTGCTGAACTTAACAAACAGCAATGGGCAAAAGAAACAGCAGATTATATTGCAAAACTTGATGAAGAAAAGAAAGAAAGAGATTTAGCAAACGCTGAATTTGGTCTAGGACTTGCTCAACAAGGGTTAACTGCTATTGGAGATTTTCAAGAAGCTGCAATGAATAGAGAACTTGAAGCAGCAGGAAATAATGAGGCGAAGAAAGACGAGATAAAGAAAAAATATGCAAAGAAACAAAAAGCTACTGCAATAGCTCAGGCTGTTATAGCAGGTGCTCTTGCAATTGTACAAGCATTTGCTCAATTAGGCCCTATTGGTGGTGCTATTTCAGCTGTACTTATTGGTGTAACTACAGCAGCCCAAATTGCCAAGATTAGTTCACAACCTCTTGCAAAAGGTGGTATTGCTTATGGCGAAACCCTTGCAACAATTGGTGAATATACAGGTGCAGCAATGAACCCTGAAGTTGTTACTCCATTAAAAACCTTAGATAATAAATTGAGAAGTATCATTCAAGCTGAACTTGAAGGTATTCAATTAGGTGGTATTGGAGAAGTAAGATTTGTACAAGAATATGACCAATTAGTTGGTGTATTGACAACAGGTGGAAAAATAAGAGCAGCATTTTAATGAGTTACAACGAAAAATATTTTACAGAACACTTTACTACAAGTGGTATACCATATAGAGTTAGTATTAAAAAGGACAATTATATAGGCCCAACAAGAAGACTTTATTTAATGGGCAATAATCCTTGTAAGGTTGATCAGAAACACGATGGTTGGTTTAGCCCTATTTTGGGTAATAGTTTATCATTATCAATTTTAAACGATGCAACCACCAATTGGTATGATCTTGAAGATATTTGCACACTTGACGAAAAGGAGTTTATGATAACTCTTGATGTAAGTTACAATTCAGGGTCTGTTCAACAATTTGATGGCTTTATAAATTCAAATATTGTAACTCAGAAATATGCAAATAATTCTGTTATAAACTTGACAGCATCAAATTATGTCTCAAAGCTTACAAACATATATCCTCCATCAATTAATACATTAGGTAAACAAAGTCTTATTGATATTATTAATGAAACGTTAAAATTAACAGGAAAGGAAGATAATATTAGAGTATTATGTACTCTTGAACCTTCGGGAACAACACTTACAGAGACAAATTCCTGTTTTAATTTATGTGGTATTGATTCTGAAGCTTTTTGGAAAAACAATGTAGATCGCAATAATGGGTTAGAAATACTTACACAAATCTTAACAACCTTTGATTGTTATTTGTATTGGTGGGATGGTAATTGGTATATAGAGCGTTATGCAGACATGTGGACAACAGATGGAAGCAAACATTATGTAGAATACAAGTCAAATAATTCATATGGATTTTCAGATGATGCAAGTTCAATTTACTTATTTGAGCCATCTATTAATTTGCCAATCTCAAACTTTACAAATAACAATGCTTTTTTAGGTGGTTCTCAAAGTATTTCAATGATTCCTGGCCTTCAATTTCTTGAAATTAATACAAAATTGGATGAGTATATAAACTTAACTAATCCTGATTTATCAAGAATATCAGGACAAAGTTATGCACCAGAGGCTATGTATCCTGACATAAGAGGATGGTGGGGTTATAGAACAGATAGTTATACACCACCTTCAACTGGGTGGCATTTCCCGGGTTATAGATATGGATTTCTTGATGGCTCAAGTGGTTTTGCGTTTGATTGGGAAACTATTTGGCTGTTTTACCCAACTACTTATTCTTATAGTACAGGGCCGGGTGCTCCTTATAAAACAATAAGTAATGCAATAAGAAGGCAAGGTGTTCCACAATATTACAGTGGTGGAATTTATGATCATAGCGATAAACACAGGGCCTCCTTATCAACAAGATTTAAAATGACAATAGAAAATGAGAATACGGTCCTAAATCTCAAATGGAAATTTGCAAGTCCATTTCCAGGTTCAGGTGGCGTTCAAAATTGGGATCACAGATGTTGGTATTTACTCAGAGTTCCTCCGGGCAATAGATTTATAAGATATGATGCAGATAAAGATTTTTGGGTTTATGGAACAAGTATAGCAGATGGATCATCAAACATAACAGTTAGTGGCCCCGATTTTGATCCAAACACAGCAGTAGCAGAACTAAGTGTTACAGTTCCTGTTGGAGATGTGTCAGGATGGACTTTAGGTTATGGAGATTTTGATATTATTTTCACATTAATGGGCGAGGATATAAAAACAGTGGCAGAATCTTCATTCACTCCAAGACTTGGTCAGTTTCCTGTTTGGGCCTATTATGGTGATTTTGAATTTTCAGCAAATAGTGGATTACAGGACAGCAGGATTACAGGAGTATTTAATAATAAAACACTCAATAAAGAAAGTGTTAGTTTAAAAATATTTGATATTAATAATATCAATTATAGAAACGGAATATTCTATGATAATGAATATAATACAAGGACAACGTTGTGGACAGATAAGGACAATGTAAATTTTTATCCGTTAAACAAATGGCTTTTACACGATAGATTTCAATTATATAATAAGAACAGAAGGGAAATTACAGGTGATTTAAAATTTACATCGCCTTTAAAACCTTTCAGAATGTTTTATGATACTTATGATCCATCTGTAAGAAAATACTTAAATACAGATTATACATATAATGTTGCTGAAGATGGCTACGATTGTACATTCCCCGAATATGATAATACAGAGCAAGTTAACTTAAATATGATTTAATTATTATGGCAATTGATGTAAGTGTTTATTCAAGTTATGTAAATGAAGATTTCTATAAAGGTGTAGGAGGTTCAGGAGGTGGTATTTATGTGTATAGTGGTGGAAGCAGTTATCCTGATTTAACGGGATATGTCACTCACACAAACTACGATGCTTCCATTTTAAGGATTGATACAACAAATACAAGTCAAGACACTTCAATAGCTTGGTTAGATGCAAGCACAAGGAAATTGTTCACCCAGAACATCACCCAAGACGCCAGTTTGATTAGAGATGCATCTGCAATTAACTATATAATTAATCTTGATACATCATTTGGGGGTTCAAAAAGATTCTCAAATCAAATCATTTCTGATAATGGTATAAGGACTTCAAATTATAACCAATATTACTTAGGTCAAGGTTCTTCTCTTTATACTGATGAAAATAATAAAACTCATTTAGTTATTGATAATGCCCATATTAGGGAAACTTTAGAGACTCAAGTGTCAAGTGTAAATAGTACAACATTTTCAGCTGGAACTTGGGTAATATCAGATGGTGTGACGGCTATCGACACAAGTACAGAAGGTGCTGGTATTAATTTCGATGCGAGTGGGGCTTATTTTAATGTTGATCCTTGGAGAAATTCAATGCAAGTTGGATATCTTATTCGTTCCAAAAGCCAATCAACTACAGGAACTCAACAACTCGAATACACTGTAACGGCCGTTAATGGAGGTAAAGTTTATATAAACTTCCCTCCACAAGATCAAAGTACTTTTTATGATGATGTAACTCTTTCCAATGTAGACGTAAGTACTTTTAATTGGTTGGGCGGTGCGCCACCAGCATACCAAGCAATTCCTTCATCTTCTGGTCAATATGCTCAAACAGCTTTGTTGCCAATAAAAGAAGGTTCTTTAAATGTTAGTCAAGTATTTACATTGACTGCTGCTCCTTCAAGTGGAACAGTTGTCGTTACGTTATATGATGCTAGTGGAAATCTTTATGCAACTGTTGGAACAGCAGATACAAGTGAAACAGTTTCAGGAAATGTAAATATTCCTGTAGATGTTTCATTAAGAGTAAGAAATACATTTACTAAAACCACCACACCATCTTGGCACGTTTACAGACCTGATATAATTAACACCTATACAAATGATGCATCAATACCAAATGTTAAAGGCAAAGAATTTGGTCGTGTAAATGGTGATTTCATTGTTTTTACAAGTGACCAAGAGAATTCTCCTTTTGGAAGATATTATAAAGATGTAAGCTCTTTCAACCCTTCACCATCAAACTTATTTTTTGCAGAAGGTAATCTCACAGGAATATATGATCCTGATATTTCAGTTTATGGTTATGGAATTTATGGCAAGAATGCTTTTTTCAGCAATATAGTTGCAAAGGGAAATATTACGGCACCCACCGGAAATATTGCCGGATTTGATTTAATAAATGGTACGTTGTCTGCTTATGACGGTTCTTCTGCAATAATTCTTGATTCGGGCCAAAATAGAATTGATTTTATTGATGCAAGCGGAATAGTAAGTACTTCAATTCACAATAATAATATATCAAACATTACTGCTATCGCTGCTTCTACAGAGATATCCTATACTGGTGCTTATGCAAAAAATTATACTGCACATACAAAAATTTTGACATATCAGCAAACAGATGTAAGTACAAAATATTTGAATCGCTATCCAAGTGGAACGGCCTATTTAGTAATGGATAATACGAAAGATGCTAGCGGATATAATATTACAACAATTCCTGATGCTACATATATAGCAAATCTTACAGTTGACATAAGTTCTTTAATGGATGTTTCTGCTAATACATCTTTTCCCGGATCACCAGTTGAGGGACAATCCGCAGATATTCATACCTATTCAAGAGAAGGAACATTTGATGTCAGCATCTTTATATCTGTTTATGATTCAAGCGAAGCTTTATTAGACAGCTATACATATATTTCTAGTAATGAAACTGGAACCATAAGTAATAGAAACATTTTTTCAAACAGGAATATCATCCCAACTTCCTTCAAAACTTATGGTACATATTTTAAAGTTCAGAGATACATCAATAACAAAATAAGACAAAAGGATGTTTTTGAAGTTTATCGTTATTCAGGTGGAAGTTGGACAAAAATAGCAGGGCCTTATACTCAATATCAAAATAATCCTGTCACTTATGTTATGAAGGTTAACTCATTGTCTTTGAATGGTAACTTTCAAAAAACAGAAATTGGGAGAGATGGTTTCCTAAGCTACTGGAATCCATTAGAATATTTCAAAGTAAGCCAGGGAGAAACCAACACAATAGCATCTGCATGTGCAGGATCAATATTTGATTCGTGGAAACATAAAGGGGTAATGGAAATAATGGATCCCTCAACTTCAACAACCCCGGCATTTGGGTTACTTAAAGTGGGGTATAAAAGCCCCGATGCTTATTATGTTGCAACATTTCAAAACACAAATGACACATCTTACGGTTATGGTTTAATGGTTGCTTGTGGTACAACAAGTGATTCTGGTACTTATTCTCAGTGGCCTTTGAGATGTTTTACTTCAAATTATGCATATGAAATCGGAGGTTTAAGAAATAATGGTGGAACATTTGCTTTATATACAAGTTCAGATGAGAGATTGAAAATAGGAATAAAGGATGCTTCTTTTTCTGCTTTAGATATTCTCTACAAAATTCCAAGGAGAACTTATTGGTGGAGATTAAAGGATAAGGAAGGTAATCCATTGGATGTTAGTACAGGCGATTTACAGCTTGGATACATTTCTCAGGAGGTCGAAGGAATTATACCTAAAATGAGTGTTGATTCACCGGATGGTGGCTATAAATCAATTGCAAAAGATGAACTTATTGTGTATTTGCATATGGCTATATTGGAGCTTAAGGATGAAATTAAAGAATTAAAAAAGAAGAATAAGTAAAATGGCACTTACAGTTACATTGCCTATAGCATCACCAACCAACTTACAAGCTACTCTTCAAGCTGGTGGTTCTTTGGCTGCAAACACAACATATTACTATATTGTGATTGCTTATGATCAAACCAGCTATACCCCCTCTGGAGTATTTTGTTATCATTCTCCTATAAGTATCGAAGGAACTTTCACAACAGATACAACTAACAGGTCTGTCAAGATAAATTGGGATAATGTAACCGGTGCGACAAGATATCAAATCCTTTTAACCACAATTTCAGGTAATTATACAAATAGTGGTGGGTATGGAACTGCTGCCGAAAATGTAGGCTCAATAACAAGTGGAGTTACAGGATATACGATTACTTCTTTAAGCTCTGAGATTTATGTTTTTCATACTTGTCAAATAGTAAATACACTACCTGGCAATCTCAATAAAAATTTAGGTTTAATTAAAGTTGACTTTGCTACGGCTGGTAATATAACACTTGACCAAGTTTATGATGCAATTGTGGCTCAAGGTTTTGGTGATTATGTTGTTTATGATGGATACAATTTCATATTGAAAGGTTGGTTTTACGCACCAAATAATTCATCAACGGGCTTGTTTAATCCAACACGTAAAAGGTTTTCATTTGTAAAAGGAGGCGTTATAAATGATAGCTCGACTTATACTTTCAGATTTGGAACTTGGACTTCTGACGCTGTAGGAGCTAACTATACTAATGGTTGCGCTATTGACATATTGAACGCAAGAACTCCATTTAGAGGCCCTTCAAATTATGGAACCCTACAAGTATATGGAAGCTTAGTTACTAACGGCCAATCAATGTATTTGAAACTTGCTGAGAATAAGACTATAGGTAATTTTCTTTTCGGTTCACCTTATATCGGCTACACATATACTGAAATAAAAGATAACATAATGGGTATTGCTGGGAGAGGTGTTACAAGTGATGTTATTGATCTGAAGTGGTGGCAACAAAACAACTTTGGAAACGGAAAACACGTTAGGTTGAAAATATATGTTGTTGCTCTTCTACCTTATTCTACTGCACCAGGTGGCTTCTATAATTGTGACTTTTTAACTAACACAAAACTTTCAAGATATTCAGGACACGGAGGTGGGTATGACTTATCAGGATACAATTGCAAGTTTTATGATTGTAAGTTTACCGGATTTACAAGTAAAATGTTAGACAAGGATAATTATTCAATGAGTAGTATTGAAAACCCTTATTTATGGACTAATCAATTTGATCAAATATACTATTCACTTTCAGCAACTGTTTTAGATGAAAATGGAAATCCATTACAAGATGTTAGTGTAAATGCGATAAAACAAGATGGGAACCCGGTTATTTGGGTTGAACACGACAATTCAACAAACCGATATGTCACTGGAAATACATATACAACTGATAGAAAAACTGATGTAAATGGACAAATAGACTATTACATTAGAAGACATAAGTTAAGTCACGACCCTTCAAATAATCAATATCCTACAAGTACAATGATTATTCAAGAAGATGATTTTCCATTTACTATAACATTTAGCAAAGAAGGATATAGAAACTATACTGTGTTATTACAGGAATTAAACGAAAGAACCAATTTGACATTAACCCTAGAAGATTATGAATACCCAGTATTTATGGATCGTTCAATCTCTGGTTCTATTGATTTTCCTGCTGTTTCAGGTGAAGTTTCATTCCCTCAAGTCAGTGGAAATATTGAATCTACCTTCTTTGTTGAAGGAGATATATAATTAAAATAACTTCACAAATGTCATTCTGTGTCACTGGAGTCTTAACAAATGCAATACCAATATATACAGGAGGTGAAATGCCTCACGTATTCTCTTCATTTGATTCAAAATCAATTACAAAATCTTTGACACAGAATGTCAGCGTTATGTTAACTGATGCTTCATTACTATGGCAAACAGCACCTGATGCTCATTTTGAAGATTTTACTTATGATACAAGTGACCATATTATAGCAAGTAAGTCAGGACATTATGCTATTATAGGTGATATGGATTTAAGAAGTGTTAATGGTGGTGGCGAATATAAAATGTTTATTAAGAAAAATGATATAACCATTGCCACTAAAAATGCGGAATGTCAAACATCTGGTTTCTTCTTTTCAATACCTATAAATGTTGGTGTTGAAATGGAAGCAGGAGATAAAATACATTTAGAGTTTGTAAACACATCAAATGGAAATGATATTCAAGTTGTTGGTGGTAGCATAATAGTTCACACTGTACATTTAACTTAAAATAAAGAATTAAAATGAGCAATTGTAATAATGATAATAAAATAACTATTAGAAGATATGATACTGGAACTATTTGTGCCAGTATATATGGACTAAGTGATTATACAGGAATGTCCTCAACTTTTAATGTTTCCAATGAATTGGATGGAACACTAGATTTAATGAGAGATTGTTCTATTCTTCCAACTGCTGACCCAAGTATTTATGTGCTTGCTTATCACATAGGTTTATATGATATATCGATGAATGCAGGATCTTATTTGTATTCTTATGTACTTGAATCATCATCAGCTCGATACACACCGCTCCAAGAACAGTTTACAGTATTGCCATCCGTTAAATACGGATCAACAAAAAAGATATAATGGAAATGAATCAACAAGATAAGAATTACCTAGACGAAAAATTTGAGTGGATGAGAAAGGAAACAAAATTGATCGTTGAAAATGCAATACAACAACATACAATAAGTTGTCCGGTCGCAAAGGAGGTTAAAGTTATAAAAGAAGAGCAACAAAAGTATTGGCTTATTAAAAAGTATCCAGGAGCAATTGCCACAATAGGGGTTGTTTATGGTTTGGCCATTGTTCTGCTGTTCTTAGCTAAAATAGGAGTTATATGAAGAAATTTATTGTAAGTATGTTTACGGCTGGTGACGCTGTATCTTCAAAGAGGGTTACGGCTTTTACTGGTTTACTACTTTTGGTTGGAACTGTTGTCTGCAAACTATGTCAGGTTCAGGTGGAAATGGATTTGGTTTATGCTTTAATGGGATTTGTACTTACTTGTCAAGGACTTACGATGTTCTCAACCCAGCCAAAGCAAAACATATAATTTTTAACATTAGTATATTCTTTATCAACAGCCTTCCATTTGCCCCCAATAATTTCATATTTTTGATTTAAGTTAATATTAACCAATGACAAAAGATGAATTTTTGGTGGCCCTTCAGAAGGAAGTTGAAGGCTACAATAGAATAATTGCAACTGAAAAAGGCGAATGGATTGTCAAAGGATTTATTGATATTTACAAACAGATTTATGCCATAACACTGGATACTAAGGTTATATCCAAAGTTCTTGAATTACTTTTAATACCTGCTTTTCATTCATTTGCTGGAAAGAATAACCTGACCCTTGAACTTCCTCCCTATCAAAATTTCTACCCTGATCTTTCTTTTCTGGATAATGAAACAGGAGATAAATTTGCAGTCGATATTAAAAGTACCTATCGAGATTCTAAAAATGTTATTGGAAGTATGACGCTTGGAGCTTTTACAGGATACTTTAGAAATAGGGAAAGCTGTAAAAATACCCTCTATCCTTATGGCACATACAAGGCACACATTGTACTCGGCGTTATTTATTCACAGATTGAATTAAAGCCAGAAGAAAGGAAAATTTATAAACTTGACGACCTTGATAAGATAGAATCTGTTATAAGGGACTTTCAATTTTTTGTACAACCTAAATACAAAATTGCTGTTGACAAGCCAGGTAGCGGAAATACTAAAAATATCGGGGCTGTCAACAATATTGAAAAGTTAATTAATGGACAAGGGATTTTTGCCACTCTTGGAGAGGAAGTTTATGATGATTATTGGATGTTTTATTTGACGAGGGATATGGCCAAAGCCTTGGAAATACCTAGACCCTATACAAATATCAAAAGTTATATGGAGTATAAACGAAAGGGTGTAGGTGTTTTGGAAAAACACAAACAGGAAATAATTAAATTTGCAGAAGAAACAGCTCCTACAGAAGAGAATGGGGAAAATGGAGATAATGGAAGTGTTGAAGAGACAAATGGAGAAAACAATGCATAAGAAAGTATTTGTACCACCAATAAAGAGTCAAGGAATAAAAACAAAATTAGTCCCTTGGATAAATGAAATCACTCCAAAGACACAAGGTAGGTGGATAGAGCCCTTTTTAGGTACTGGTGTAGTGGCATTTAATTCCGGGTTTGAAAAAGCAATCCTTAATGATACAAACCCTCATATCATAAATTTTTATAAAGGAATTCAAAATGGTGACATTACGGCCCCTTTAATGAAGAAATATCTTGAAAATGAGGGTGCTTTGTTAAGTAAAGGAGGGGATAATGGTTATGACCATTATAGATTGGTAAGAGACAGGTTTAATAGTGAATTTTCTCCATATGATTTTATTTTCCTTTCAAGAGCGGGGTTTAATGGTATGATGAGGTTCAGTAGCAAGGGAAAATGGAATATACCGTTTTGTAAAAAACCAAACAGATTTGCACAAGCATACATAACAAAGATTACAAACCAAGTATCTTCAATTTCTAAAATCATTAAACCAGAACCTGATTGGGTATTCTATAATAAGCCTTTCTTTGAAATAATTCCATTAGCTCAAGAAAACGACGTAATTTATTGTGATCCTCCTTATTTTGGAAGGTATGTTGATTACTTTAATGGCTGGAAAGAAGAGGATGAGGAGTTATTATTTACTTTGTTAGATAAAACTAGAGCTAAATTCATCTTATCGACTTGGCATCATAATCAATGGAGAGAAAATGATATGATAAAGAAGTTCTGGAATAAATTTAATATAGTAACTCAAGATCATTTTTATCATTCAGGAGGTAAAATAGATAATAGACAAACGATAGTTGAAGCGTTGGTATGTAATTTCAATCTCGATAATTTTAATAAACATAATCATAGTTTAAAGATACCCCAACAACTGCAAACATCATTTCAATTTGTTTAACTTAAACCCTTAGTTATGGCAAAAAAATCAACAGGAACAATTACAAGACACAGAAGTGCATCTACTGGTCATTATGTATCAAAGGAGTATGCAGATAAGCATCCTAAAACGACAGTGAAAGAGACTGATAAGAAGAAGAAATAGTCATTTGGTAGGGATTGTTGGACTTAAAGCCCTTATTTTTAAGTAAATAGGGGCTTTTTTATTAAAATTTAATACATTTAAAATATTAGAATTCAT